GGGAAGTTGATAGTATATTCAATCACCGACAAGCGTTTGAAGCGGCAATTGTTGCCGAATGTAATTTAAGATTATCCAAATGGTTTAATGTGTCACAATTAAGAACAAACATTACACCTCCTGAAGCTTTACAAGAATCTATTATATCAAAAACAAAGGCGATTCAACAAGCGGAAGCCTCCAGACAACAAGCAATTGCGGCAAAGGCTGATGGTGAAAGAAAGGTTGCCGTTGCAAGAGCCGATAGTGCTGAAACCGTAATTAATGCAGCAGCTAAAGCTAAGGCGATGGAACTAACTCAACAAAAATTAACACCGTTGTATGTTGAATTTAAGAAAGTGGAAAAATGGGATGGGAAACTACCTACAACAGTTGCCGGTAATTCAGGAACTTTAATAAATATTAAGTAATATGGCGGAAACTTTAAATTTAGTAAATCCGGATGACGTTCTATCTTGTAAATATGAAATTAGTAGATTTCCTGATGGACAACAAACTATTAGGATTCTTGAACATAACTACACAACATATCTTAGTTTAAGGAGACAAAATGAATCAATCACAATCAAATCAAGGTTAAATGACTTCAGAGATTTGGAACTTATAATTTGTGCGAATCAAGCGTTAAAAGAAATTGGGATTAAAAGCGTTAAATTATTTATCCCATATTGTATTGGGGGTAGAAGTGACAGGAAATTCCAAGAAGGAGGAGTCAACTACATTAAAACTGTTATTGCACCAATTATTAATTCACAAAACTTTGATGAGGTTAGAGTTATGGATCCACATTCAGATGTGCTTGAGGCGTGTATTAATAATTTTGTTAAGTTAAACAACCATAGTTTAGTAAAGTTTGGTCTAACTAATATTGATAATAAAAACGGAGCACAAAACAGAATTTGTTTAGTATCTCCAGATGCTGGTGCATTTAAAAAGATATTTGATGTTGCTCAAATGTTTAGTATTAAAAATATTCTTACAGCGACAAAAGTACGAGATATTGAAAGTGGAAAAATAATTAGAACTGAGGTACCTAATCTTAATGTTACAGATATCGATCACGAATTTAAGTATGTTATTGTTGATGATATTTGTGATGGAGGAAGAACATTTATTGAACTGGCTAAAGTTATTAAACAAAGAAGACCTAATACTGAAATTTATCTTATTGTTACACACGGGATATTCAGTGCGGGATTAAGTGAATTAAAAAACTACTTCAAGACAATATACACCACAAATTCTGTAAAAGATATTGATAACCAACAAATTGTTGGGGATTTACAAGTTAAACAATTAAATTTATTTTAAAACTATGTTTGAAATACGTTATAAAGATATTGACTCTAATACGGGGGAAATAAATCGAGATGAAATGATATGTCAATGTCCAAATGAAATGTTATGTGAATGGGTATTGTCAGCATTAATTAGGGATATGTCTTTAGATTACGACCAACCAAATAGAGAATTTTACATAAAAAACAAATAAAAAACAAATAAAAAATATATGAAAAACAATCCACTATTGATGACAGATGGTTATAAAACATCACATCACAAAATGTATCCGGAAGGAACAACATTGGTTTATTCCAACTTTACACCAAGAAGTGTAAAAAGAATGTCTGAAACAGCAAAAGATATTGTTGTATTTGGTATCCAATACACTATGAAATACATTAATGATTTATACAACGATAATTTCTTCAACAGACCAAAAGATGAAGTTGTTGGTGGAGCAAAACAATTTTTAAGTAGTTATTTGGGTGTTGATTATGACTGTACACACTTTGAAAAACTTCACGATCTTGGTTATTTACCAATCAATGTTAAGTCATTACCAGAAGGAACAATTATAACAGAGAAGGTTCCGATGATGACAATTTACAACACACATCCGGATTTCTTTTGGTTACCAAACTTTTTGGAAACTTTAATATCAAGTTTAATTTGGAAACCGGTTCATTCGGCTTCGTTGGCTTATGGTTATAAAAAAGTTCTTTTAGGTCATGCTAATAAAACGGATAAAAATAATATTGGTTTTGTTGATTTCCAGGGACACGACTTCTCATTTAGAGGTATGCAACATCCGGAGTCGGCTATTAGTTCTGGTCTTGGTTTTTTAACTTCATTTAAAGGTACTGATACGATTCCGACATTACAAGCTGCGAAATATTATTATAATGATACTGATGTCGCTTTTTCAGTTCCGGCATCAGAACATGCAGTTATGACTGCGTATGGTAAAGAGAATGAAATTGATGGTTTCAAAAGACTAATGAAACAATACCCAAGTGGTATTTTAAGTGTTGTTTCGGATTCGTTTGATTTGTGGCAAGTTTGCACAAAATTTGTAACCGTATTAAAAGAAGAAATTATGACTCGTAATGGTAAATTGGTTATTCGTCCTGACTCTGGTGACCCGGTTGATATTCTTTGTGGTAGCTTAAAATGGGAAACTAAAGGTGAATTTGAATTTAATAAAAACAGGATAATTGGGTTAACCCCAGAAGAAAAAGGTGTAATTGAACTTCTTTGGGACGTATTTGGTGGAACAATCAACGAACAAGGTTATAAAGTTCTTGACCCACATATTGGAGCAATCTACGGAGATTCAATTACAATCGAAAGGGCTGACGAAATCTGTAAAAGATTAGAAGCAAAAGGTTTTGCATCAACAAATGTTGTATTAGGTGTTGGTAGTTATTCTATGGGTTATGCAACAAGAGATAATCAAGGAGGTGCTGTTAAAGCAACTTATGTTGAAGTAAATGGTGAAGGTAGAAACATCTTTAAAGATCCAATTACAGATGATGGAACCAAGAAATCAGCAACAGGATTATTAAGTGTTGCACTAAATGGTGGTAAATTTGTTTTAATTGATTGTTGTACTTGGGAAGGTGAATCGGCTGGAGCGCTTCAAACAATATACAAAGATGGTCAGTTCTTCAACAAAACAACATTAAACGAAATTAGAGAAAAATTGAAATTATGACAAGAAATTTAGGATTAGTATTTTTTGTGATTATCTTTACATCATTAGTTTATGGTGGGATATTATACTTATCATTAAAAGAAAGTAAAGTCTGCGACCAACTGGTAAGATTAAACGATGGGACACAATATGAAGCAACTCAAGTACTTTCTTATAGTAGTGGAATGACATCAATTAGACTCTGTACCGGTGAAGTTTTAAGGACACCAACAGTCAATATAAAGATGGTTGAAGAACTGAAGAAATAAAATTAAATCCTCACTTTAAACGGTGGGGATTTGTTTTTTTAAAATATTATTCTTAATTTTGAAGAATGAAAGGGAAACTAATTAAAACAGATGTAAATTATATTCTTGAAGATGATAAAGGGGTTGTCATCGCATCAACATCTTTAAAGAGAGTGGAGGGGTTATCACTATCACTCAAAAACTGCCAAGCAATTGAAGGTGGTTATAATTTGGATGAGTTGGTAAAAAGAGAATACTTAGATGGATATGACACTACTGAACTATGTAGAACCGTATTCAAAGATGGTTTCCAAAAAGCACTTGAGTTGATGGGTGATAAGAAGTTTAGTGAAGAGGATGTAAAAAACATATTTGCAAGAACATTAGAAAATGCACCAAGTACGGAAAGTCATACAAGAATGATATCTGATGTGGAATATAGACATTTTGTAATGGATGAATTGTATGATAAAGTTATTCAATCACTACAACAAACTGAATGGGATGTTGAGGTTGTGATGGAAAAAGTTGATTTGAGTTTTGGGTGTTATAAAATACAGCAAAAATTTGATTCAGACGGATGCTTAATACTTAAAAGAACAATATGAATAACGAAGAACAATACAATTATTTACCAGGATTTATAGACCAATTTGGTGATGGACCTCTTGGTGAATTAAACCCAGATGATTGGGACGCACTCCGATTTCTACTATGGTTACAAATTAATAATTATAAAATAATAAAAAATGACAGGAAATCTAAAAACAAAGAAGTGGATTGAAAAAGTAATCAAATCTTCAAATACTTGGGATCAATTAACAACCTGTGAGAAGTTGATACAGAACTTCAAAAACCAAATGGATAGATTCGGTTATGATAGAATGTTGGCGTTACCATACATAACCGATTTAGAATATAAAATACAATTAAAAAGAACCGAACTTATTGAATCAAAAAATTTGATTTTAAATAATTAAAAATGATAGATAATTTAGAACTAATAAAACCTTTATTGAATTTTTCTGAACCGGGAGATTTCTATATGTTACTGGTTCTAAAACGCAAAAAAGATCAACCTGAAGGAGAACGAGATAATCACCAGTCAGTAAGAACAATTAAAACTTATTGTGTTGAATCGATTGAATATCTTGAAAAACGATATGAAGAAATTAAACAACTTTGTGAAATGTTTAAGGCAAGGGCTTATATCCATATACAGAAACAAAACCATAGAGATGTTTCGTTAAATATGATGGTTGCTCTGGCTCAGAGAATTCAGGACGGCAACCATAAACAACAAGGGTTATTCGATTCCGTTGTCGGACAATTAAAAACATATGAAAAAAGGTGGGTTTGTGACGTTGATGTTAAGGATACCCAATTTGTTGAGAATGTTGTTAAATTTATTAATAGTTTGAAACCAGAAGGTTCAAAATGTGAAGCAGTAATCCCAACTAAAAACGGTTACCACCTAATTGCCCAAAGATTTGATACTAAAACATTTAGCGAAGAATATCCAGAAATCCAAATACAAAAAAAGAATCCCTCATTGTTGTTTTTACCTAACTCTTTAAATTAAAATATTATGAATAAAAATCCATTTGATCCAAATATGTTTAAAAACCTTGAGAATATGATGAAGGGGTTTGAAGGAATAACATCCAAACCGATGATTGATACAAAAGTTATTAAAAAATTAATTATATTTGCTGGTGTAAGTGTATTATTATCTGGTATTGCAATTGGTTTATTAATCGGATTAATGTTTTAAAAAATGTTGAAATTTTTATTATTCAGTTGGTTGATAAGTTCATTATTTGTATTAAATTTAACAATACAATACTTCTACTACGAATATAAGGACAAGAAAAACAAAAAAAGATGAAAAAAATAGTTTATTACACCTTGCGGGTTTTGTCGTTGATATTAGCATTACCCGCCTTAATTCTCGGAATTCCAGCTTATGGATTAATGATTGTTGCAGATTATATTCACGATCCTTATAATTTTAATGAAGATGTTTAAAAGATTAAATAAATGGTTTGAAATCAACTGGGGTTGGTTTTTTGTTAACGGAAGAAAAAGATCCGAATGGTCGGATTATATTAGAAACAAATACAAAAATTAAAAAAAAATGAAAAAGTTATTTACAAGTTTGATGTTATTATGTGGAACAATAACATTTGGTCAGTTGGCGTATATGCGAGGTTTCAAGAAACTCGATGACAACGCAT